CAGAAGAGCTGTCATATGTTAAAAATCTAGCTAAGTTTGTTGACCAATCAATCAACATTCCCTCTGAAATACCAGCACCTGCTGCACCATTTATTTCAATAGCTGCACTGGCTGTTAAAAGACCATCAATATCTACAACGTCTAAGTTACTTATGCCATCAACATCAATATTTCCACTTACATTTATTGTAGGAGCAACTAGTGTTCCAGTCATTGTACCACCAGCTAGCGACAGTTTAGCGGCAATGTTGTTAGTTACAGTAGTACTAAAGTTAGCATCATCACCGAGAGCGGCGGCAAGCTCGTTTAACGTATTCAGAGTGGATGGAGCGCTGTCAGCAAGAGCGGCAATTGCGGCGTCAGTATATGCTGTCGTAGCTATTCTGGTTGAGTTATTACTGGCTGACTGAGTTGGAGCGACAGGATTTCCAGTAAACGTAGGTGATGCAAGAGGTGCATAGTAAGAACCATGTTGACCATCAAGGAGATCAGCGTCTAATCCGGAGCTTGCCCCATCAACAGTCTTAATAGCAGTTAAGATCTCTGAAGCTGTTTGATCTGCGGTAGCTGAAGCCTCTATTGCATTTAGTTTACTGTGGTCAGCATCTGTAAAGACGTTACTATCAGAAGCCGCTTCTACTGCGGCTCTAATTTCCGCATCTGTCTGGTCTGCCGTTGCGTTGCTTTCAATTCCATCTAATTTAGTGCCGTCAGTAGCAACATCTCTACCGTCAAATGTAGAATTAGTTGTTATAGCACCTGTCATAGCTCCACCGCTTTTTGGTAAAGCATTAGTTGCTAATGTTCCCTGCGCGGCTGTTGCATATTCACTAGCATCAAAAGCCTTAACTTCTGAGAGGTTTGTTACCTCACTGTCCATCAATGCTCCTGCGGCGGTTACATTTGCTGTATCTGTTACATCAGCACTTGCCTCTATTGCATTTAACTTAGAATGGTCAGCATCCGTAAAAACATTACTGTCACTTGCCGCTTCAACTGCGGCTCTAATCTCTGCGTCTGTTTGATCTGCGGTAGCTGAAGCCTCTATTGCATTAAGCTTAGTATTTAAAGCTGTTGTGTAACTTGCGGTGGTGGCATCGAGAACTGAGGAGTGTGCTTGGACTTGACCACCAATAGCGACACCTAAATTAGATCGTGCTGTGGAGGCATTGTTTAGATCAGAGAGGTTATTAGAAATCTGTAGAGTGCCTGACAGTGTTGCAAAGGTGTTGTCCCAGGCTGAACCGTCATAAACTTTCATGTTGTTATCAGTTGTATTGTACATGAGTGTACCTACAACAAGAGAGTTACCATCTAAATCAGTCGTTCTATTTGATGAATGAGCGCCTAAGTATTGATCCGTGAAATTATCTAGGGCTGTCTCTGCGGCTGTCTTTGCTGTTTCTGAGGCAGTCTTAGCTGTCTCTGAAGCAGTCTTAGCCGTTTCTGCGGCAGTTTTAGCTGTTTCCGATGCCACCTTCGATGTTTCAGAGGCAGCGGCACTGCTAGCGCTTGCAACGGCACTGGAGGCCGCTTGACTAGCACTTGTTGATGCTGCTGACTGAGCTGTCTCTGCGGCTGTCTGAGCGGCTTGTGCAGAGGTTACAAATCCAGTTATTGAGGAGGCCGATGACGCTGAAGCTGTGGCACTACTTGCTGAGGCTGTAGCTGAGGCTGCTGCTGCATCTTCAGATACTTTAGCTGCGTTCTTTGAAGCTGTAGCCTCATTAGTCAAAGAAGTGATTGAGTCTACGTTTGATGCTGTTGTGCCACCATCAGTGTAAAATGAACTCTTAGCCATTTATTATCCTTGTGAATTAGTCTGTGAAAGTTGCGGAAGGTCGCATAACCTGGAGAGAGCCAGAGGCATCAGCATCATCTGATTGACCTTGTAACTCAGCAATGAATTGTCCGAATTTACCTGTAAAGAGATCAGCTCTCTCATCTAAGAAGTAGTCAGCTGCGTATGTGAGAGCTGCGTATATGATTGCATCAGATGCTACTTTAGCGAGTGTGTTCTCATCACTGTCTAAAGTCATAGCTGGGAACTCAGCGTAATAGTTAACGACAACGGTACCTGTAGCTGGCTCTGGGTATAATAGTAACGTAGATCTTTCTCTTGTGAAGTACATGGGCGTACCTGTTTCACCGATATCCTTCATCTGGAGCATCTCTTCTAGGGGAACTCTCGTTAAAGTTGTCTTATCGAAGTAGATATCCATAAGCTCTAACATATCTGAGGGTACAACAATTGATGCTGTTTGAACTGAGATAGCGTAAGTTTGCTGAGCTTCCATGATTGGTATTCGCAGTTGACGCTGTATCCTAGCGATACCTTGATCGATGAACGTGTCAGCTAATGTATTAGTGATGTCAGAACGATTGAGAACGGCTATAAAGTGAGACCGTAAGTTACCCTTGTTCATATGAATAAATCCTTAATGTATTGTTTTGTCGGTAGCCATGAAGAAACCTAAGTCTTCATTTTTAAGACGCTTGACGATGGCTGCCCCGGTTTCCTCGAAGATATCGAAGCCTTCTCGCTTCCACTTATCAACGACAGCCACTGGTATTGATGCTACCCTCATGAAGTCACCTTCGCGCTGCTTTGTTGATTGAATGCGGCTATCTTTTAGATCATCTAAGAACTCCTGGGAGATATACTGGGTCTGCTTGGTTGCTAGTCCTTCGGCATTCTCTAGCCAGTCTAAATTAACATCATGCATACCAAGCTGGCTCTTAGGTTTCTTATCGTCTTCTTTGCTGCTCATTGGTTTCTCCTTTAGAAATAAATTATGAGAAGAACCAAGACGCAGGAAAGGAGAGCGCAAAACCTTTGCCCTGGTTCTTCATAGTTAGACCCCGAAGGGACTAATTAGTATTAAGACAAGCCAGTGATCATGCCACTGTCGCTGAAGTTTGAGTGCTTCAATGAGTACTCACCAACGATTTGATGCTTGTCAGAGTCACCTGTCACAGAAAGTAACTTCCGTGAGAAAGGACGTAACACTGTTGACTTAAACATTGCTGGATCGACCAGGAATGCGTGTGTAGTCAATTGGTGTCTGTTTAGTACGACTTTGTATTCGCCGTATGGAGAAACGTACAGATCAACCGCATTAACAAGCGATTTAGACTGTTGGATTTCTCGGTTCCTACCACTTGCAGCTGCAAAGCCAGCGACAATTTGAGCGTCGGCTGGTTTTATCATGAACACGCTTGGATCAGATCCATTTGTGTAGCAAGTTTGCCCTAATGTCAGAAGTTTTGCTTCTGTCAAAGCATCGGTGGAATTTGAGCCAGCGTCGAGTGCTGTAGAGATCAGCTGTGTAGCTGATGCCATCTTACGAGCTGTAGAGGCATTACCGGCTACTGCGGCTTGATCTACGCCTACCATAGCTCTCTCTAGATCGCGTTTGATCTCTTTGAGGGCCTTACCTAGTTGGTAAGCAGTCTCTTTTGCTCTACCGTGAGTCTTAATCGCGTCTGCTGTGGCGCTCACTTGCAAACTTTTTTGCAAAATTTGAGCCGTCCCAGTGCGTTCTGTAGTGGCGGACAAGGTACCAATACTCGCGTCGGCACCCTCGATTGCTGCGTTTACCGCAGCTGCTGCAAGTGAATCTTCCATATAAGAGTAAGTTCTTGCGTGTACTTTCTCTGATTTAATTAAAGAAAAGAAGGGTGTGTCTGAGGGTGTAATATTAACAATAATATCACTCATATCCTCAGATTTTCCCACCTGATCGTAGGTCGAAAATGTCGCCATGATTTAATTCCTTTCGTGGCATTTGATGGTTTAGGTTTCCCAGCGGTTCATCAAAACGTCAGCAATCGCATCGAGATCCCCAGATAAACCTGAGCTGTCATTCAGAGCTTTCATAGCTGCTGCCTGACGCTTAACTTTACCTTCATTGATATTGGTTGGGGATTTCTTAGACCGAAGCACCTTGACTGGTGCCTTAGCTGCCTTCTTCTTGGCGGCTACCTTCTTACCGGCATCGTAAAGTCGAGCCTTATTGAGGATCTGGATAACATTGGGATCAACAATAGTGTCGACTTGCTCAGACGGTAATCCTTGAGTGACAGCATAAGAACGAATGTCATTATATAAGTCATTCGACCAATCTGGAACTTCAGCTTGTAACGTCTTGATACACTCTTTTGCAGCTGTCTGCATCTGAGTGGTCTGTTCAGCTTTTAGGTCCTCATAGAACTTATTGCTTTCTTCCTTCAAGAATTTGAGGTCGTCTTCCGCTAGTTTAGCTTCATTGCGAAGTTGGGCAAAATCTTCATTAGACATTTGCTTTGCAGCAATCATCATGTCTACTTCAGAATAAGGCTTCCAACGCTCTTCAGCGCGTTCTAGCATCTTTCGATAGTTTGCATCGGCTTTTTGTATAGCTTCTTCTGCTTGTTTACGACTAGCCGCTGTCTCTTGAGACTTTCTTGTGAGTGAAGCTTCCTGACCGTACAACCTCTTAAGGTCTTTGACAGATGCCTGTTTGGTTTCACCGTCGATTTGGATGTCGATCATAGTCTCGTCGCTTAATGCTGCGACTGGTTCTACTTCATCGTCCTCTTCTTCGGTTTCTTCCTCGTCAGGGTCTGTCTCAACTTCTTCAGTTGTATCGTCTTCGTCTACTTCATTTTCAGATGAGGTATCGTCTGTCTCATCGACAATATTGTCCTCTTCTGTTGCCTCTAGAGCATCTTCGGATGCCTGATCTTCATCAGGGTCCGTCCATCTGCCTAGAATTGCATCAGCAGCATCGTCCATAGATAACGCTACTGGTTCTGAGTTCGGGTCTTGCTGGACGTTGTCACTCAATGGTCCGTTCCTTCCTCTTCCTGGTTGTCAGTTGTTTTATTCTTACCGAGAATTTCATCGCGTACTGAGATCTGCTGTTTCAGTGTGTTTACAATGTCTACCGTAGCTCGGTAATGATGGTAGGTCTTTTCTCTAGCCTCAGCTTCTTCTGGCTTCGAATTAACGAAAGATTGGAAAGTTGCTTCGACTATAGAATTGATAGTCTTGCCAAAAGCTTCTGTACTTAGAAGCGCTTCAGCATTGTTGCCAGCTTCCACTAGCATTTCTTCTTGGTTGCTCATCCTTATTTATCCTTTCTTAGATGTTTAACCGTTAGGGCTTGCGATAGCTCTAACATCATCAGTTGATTGAGCGAGGATCATTTCAGCTTTATCGATTAGTTTCTTATGCTCGAATTGTGCCTCTTTAAGATCAACTGTATCAGACTGAATAGCGAAGGATTTCTCTGCCTTCATCTTCTCTAGTTCTAATTTCATTTGCTGTACTTGTGCTTCAAGCTGAGCTTTCTGCTCTGCGACAGCTGTTTGTCTTTCTTGTAATTCAATTTGCTTCTGAGCCATTTGCATTTGCATCTCACCAGCTGGATCTGGCTGCTCTTCGGGTAGCTCATTTGGCGGTGTTAGATACGACTTAACATTCTTAATGCCGGTCATCTCCATCACTTTAGATATCAATGCATATTGATTTTCTGGAAGATACATCTTCTGTAAGCTTGGGTCAGCTTGGAATGCTGTATGCATCTCTAGGTACTTTTGAGCTTCTCTTTCTTGCTCACCGTATCCTAGTGCTAACTCAACTGTGACGTCTCGCTTGTCAGTCCAGGCAGCTGGTGTGATCTCTACATATTGACCACCCGATAATTCAACGATCTTAGCTTCCTCTTCGTTCTCAACACAGAGTTGGTAAACTTTGTGGAAAAGAGGCTTTAAGAAACCGTTGGCAAAGTTCCTAGCAATGATCTTCTGACGCTGCTGAGACATTGTTGCCAGCTGCTCAACCATTGCAGCTGAGTTTTGCTTACTGATCGCATCTTTATTTAAACCTTGTGATAGCCTAGAGACACCGGTGTTCTCTTCTTTGTCTTCATCAAGCATCTGTATGGTTTGGAAGATAAATGGGTTGAGAGGTGCTTGCATCATTGGGGCAATAGCATCCGGGCGTGTGACGTTAACGATGCCGCCTACTCTGTTATCAATGAGTTCTCGTGGGTTCGTTAGTCCACCTTTTACAACTGTGTAGCGTGGGTTAGTTGTAACGACAGCATGGTCGAGGATCGATCTCGTTAAGACTGTTCTGGCGTTTTGAGTGGAGATTACTTTAGATCCAAAGTTGCTTCCATAAAAGCTGTGAGGGATGGGGAGCGGAACGAATGCTACGAATGGCTTCCTGGTCACTATGTCCTTTGAAAGTAGGGTATTACCAGCCTTTATGATACGATATAGTTCGGCAACCCCAGTCCCTTCACAATCAAGTTCCATGTAAGCTTCATACACTGTGATGTTGCGAACTTGGTCTTGATAGTTGTTTGAGCCAAATCCTCTGTCAGCTCCGACATCTTCATGCCTAGCTAATACTTCCGGATCTGTCTCTAAATCGACGTCGTCGTGGTCCCCTATTCTTTCTAGCAGCTTTTCGTCGTAGCCTTCTTCTCTTAGCTCCGACATTGTTTTCCGAGTTCTGTGAGCGCAGAACAACACATCCTCTAATGAAGTTGCTTGTGGTGATATAATGAACTCTTCTGGAGGTATCGCATCAATCATGACCTGGGAGGTGTCCCTGGTGATTGCAAGGGTACCGGAGACAAGACCTAACTCGTCTTCTTCAGTTACTTCATCAATCTCTGTTCCATCCTCAGCTAACATCATATCGAGAACGTCTTGAGTAATGTTTTCAAATGGCTCTATCGTTGTGTGGTCTTGAACTTGCCAGAATACTTTAGCAATACCAGCGCGAGCTATAAGCCCATCATGGATGACGCTGCCCATGACACTGAAAAGATCGTTCTGACGATTACAGACGTAATCAGTGTATTCTGAGCATACCTCTGCCATTGCAACATCATCAGCGTTTTGAGGCGCAAACTTTACAGTTTTGTTGCCGGCTGAGAAGGTTTCTAACAGAGCTGCTTTCATACTCTCTACAGCATCGTAGACATCTTGGGAGACATACTTTGAGTTACCATCGTGAGCTGGCCGTGGAAGAGTTGCGTTGTAGTAATCTACGACCCTTTTACGTTCTCTTGAGATTTGACTATCGTAGTAGCCTATAGATCTTCGAATATTTGAATCAACAAGCGTAACTATATGCTCGTCATCAATCTTCTTGTAATCTGTTTTCTTCATTTTAAACCATTTCAATATAGTAGTTATCTGTGGATTTGATTGGCTCCCAAGCACCAGTGTGGACATGGTTTGCCAGGGCTAACGACATCACGCAGTCGTCAAAGCAGCCTTGTTCGGCTTGCATAGCGCCACTTTCTGTAACGATGTATGACATCATTTCTCTTAGAGTGACCTTATCGTTCAGCTCTAGTTCATCCTCGCGCATCGAGGCTCTAAGCTGATCGATCACTAAGGGTTTCGTTTTAGCAGTCGTAGAAAAACCTAACTTAATCGTCTCTCGATCAGTTAACTTATCCATGACTACTTCAGTATAAAAGTTAGGGTATGCCAGGTCTTTTCCTAGTCTAGTACAAGTCAATATCCCATGTGAGTTATTCTCTACACATATGAAAGCTTCATTGTAAAACGATCCTAAAGCATACAGAACTTGAGCGAAGTAATCTGGGTGGACATGGCCTCTCCAGATTGCAACTTGGCGTTTCTTACTGTCGAGTACTTGTGCAACACTGTAGTCGCCATTTCTGACACCCATAGCGACATCAGCTCCAATGACATACTGCTCACCTTCAACGTGTTTTCTAAAGGTAGACAGCTCGCCTCTTGCATTATGGAGGAACTCTTCTCCTTCTAAGGCAAATCTCTCTTCGAGATCCCTCGTTGTTTTAATCTTCTTTTGCAGCTGGTCTGGATTAAAGACTGGACGACCAGTTGTTAAGAATGCCTCCTCTGGTTCTGATGGATACTCTTGTCTAAATAAGTCTATGCCGTTTTGAGCGATCTTTCGACGCCTAAACATAAGCTGCCCATCGTCTAAGTCATATTCTTTCGCAAGATCGTTCTCCTCTGGTGTTCTCTCAAAGTTCTCAGGAACATCTTCACGATATTCTGGGTCAACGAACCAGGGAATAAACACCGGGACATAACCATTCTTTCCATCTACTGCTCCTCGCCATAAATCATAGAATATCCCATTGACGCCGTTGGCTGTACTTTCCACGAAAACAGCTGTCCCAGGAGTATTTGGTACAGCTTGTGTTAAACCGTTCCAGTTATCCAAAGAGCTGCTCTTAGGCCAGAATGCGAGTTCTGATGCGTGTATATGAGTTAGTGTTTCACCTCGACCAATACTTTCGCCACCAGCTGTAGCGACAACATAAGAGCTGTCGAGAACATCGAAGTTCATCTCTCTTCTGGAGCTGTACTTAGTGTGAGGCTTCAGTATCTCAGGGCAATGCTCATGATATCTTTTAGTCATATCAAATAGAGCCCTAGTACTATCAGCATGGTGCGTTACAACCATGGCTTTTCGAGCTGGTCTTTGGCTAACGGCATAATAAAGATAGCCACCGGTATAAGTTGATAATCCTTGCTGCCTCGCCTTTAAGATAATAACGCGGATCTTACCTTCAGTCTCTAACTGGGCAGTAACAGCGTCGTTTAGAATTATCTGGGCTGGGTTTAGCTTAAGCTGGGCTATTTCACCGGCTTTAGTTCTAATCTTTAGGGATGCATTAGCGTAGTATTTAAAATCAGTTAATAAGCGTTTTCGAACTGCTTGTAGTTTCTTGTCCATCATCGATGTGTTCATTAGTTTGCTCTTCTTCTTGTAGGAGTAAAGACGATAGGAAATCTTCAGCTTTTCCTAGCGTTACTTCTGATTTAGATGCCGGCTTTCCGCGAGTGAAATCGAGGACTAGTCGTGCAGCTGCTAGACGCTCTCGCGTTTCGCCTGGTACACGCATAACTTCCACGGCAGTTGTAAGAGCTTCTTTTGAATACTCATCTTCAATGTTGTATTTCTTAGACATGATATTAACGATATCCTTTGCTTCTTCTTTTGCCTTCTCCCTGATTGGTTTGATTTCTTCTGTCCTGTAGCCATCCGGAGTGCCTTTTGGGCGACCACCATTCTTCCGGGGACGTGTCGACCATTCGCGTCTCAATGCTCTCCCCTCCGGTGTACTCATAAGCGTCGCAAAGTAATTATTCTTTGGTGCTTTGTGAGGTTCTTTAGGGACCCGAGGTGGTGACTTCTTCCTTGGTTTCTTCATATTAGATCATTAGTCCACTTAAGGCAGCTGGAGGAGGTGTTAAGGCTCCTGGAGGTGCTTGCATGAGGCGGTTTCTCTCTTCGTCCTCTGCATCCTTAGCTGCTAATGATGCCATAACAATTGCTAGGATTGTTGCTAGAGGGAAAGTGTAGAATGTCACTGGGTTCTTTGGACCACCAAAGTTATTGAAGAGATACCTAATCTTCTTGGATACTGTGGGAGCTAACTCTTTTGCCATCTTGGGATTAGATATGTACAACATAAGAGGATCAACAGCTAGTTCGTTAACATCCCTGGTGTAGGTCATACGATGTGATTTAAGGGCCTTGTCTACAGCTCTGTTCATACGACTTTTCTCGGTATTGACAAATTCTCTTATGATGCCTGATTTTTGAGATGGGGTCAGTGTCATATCTACATCACGAAGCTGACTTTCTATCTCTTTTAAAGCTTGGTTTTCTGCTTTCTTTGATGAGACTTCTCTTGTTTTTCTAAAACCTCTTATTGCACTTTTCCCAAGCTCTGGCCTGTTTTCAAAGACTACATCTACGTTTTCTTGTAGGTTTATAATCTCTTTGATAATTGCAATTTGTTCTTCGTTATTTAAGCCTGTTGCATCTAGAATAAAGTCTTCAAAAGATCCTCTATGAACTGAAAGGTTTGCAGCTTTTGATTGTTGATTAACTAAAGGATTATTTCTGAAACCTATTTCACCTTCTGGTGTCACTTCTCTGTCTATCCTTGGCCTACCGAGAGCGTGTGCTATCTCATGTGAAACTGTAGTCAATTCGTCTATCTCAGTGATAATTTCGCCTGAGTATGCTGGGTGGTCAGAGCCTTTTCTTAATGCTTTGATTGCACCGCCAACATTTCTATAATTAGCGTAAGTACCAGATGAGCCACCAGGTAATTTATCTACTAATTCAATAGTTACATTTAGGGCGTTAGCTAGTCTTTGAGCTTTTTCCATGGTATCGACACCATTTTCAAACTCGCTACCCTTTTTGCCAATCTCAAAGACTTCTTTAGCTGGTTGTAGGTGGGGCTTTACTTCCTGGAGGCTAAGATTGGAACTTGGGGTTGTAAGTGCTGCTCCTGGTAGTCCACTTCCTGGGATTGCTGGGCTTTGGGATCTAAGGATTCCTCCTTCTTCTTGGTTGCCTCTGCCAGCATCTCGATAAACTCCTTCATCAGGTGTGGCGGTACCTGTTCTATTATCGACTTCTCCGTCTCGCTCTGACTGGGGGAGTGCTTCTTGGATTTGGTCATTTGATATCCCTTCCTTCTGTGCTAACAACCTTGCAGCATCTAGATAATCATTATCTGAGCCATTACCAGGTTGCACACCTAACTTTCTATACAATAATTTCTCAGGATACCACATCAAAGCTTGAAAATCAGCTGTTGTAATGTCTATTCCTTGTTCTCTAAGCTTTTCTAAGGCTCTTGCAGTTACTCGACGCATATATGGACGATCTGCTGGGGTTGGCTGAGCCTGTAGCTGCTTCACCATGTTCTTGGTATATGTACCGGTACTTTGGAACAACTGCGGTTTGTTGTGGTTGACGCCATTATCCTTTTTATACTGCCGATAGAACTTTTGGTATCTCTTTTCTAACGCTTCTATAAATGCTTCAAACCTTGCTTTATCTTTGTACAAACCTTTTCTGGTTTCGTTAGTTGATTTGAGCGTTTCATTGATAAGCTTTCGCTCTAAACCAGTCGATTTCTTAATTTGATCAGCTAATCCTTTTCTAGACTTACTCATAAATTCTGGAGATTTGGTGGTTACAAAAGGACGACCAACCATTCTGTTCCACATTCTCATCCACCAGATATCCATGGTTAGTGGCTCGTAGTTACCTCGTATATTTTGATAAAAACCTTGGCCTATCTTAGGTCCTAATATGTATGATCCTTTAACAGGCGTATTAACTGTTTCTGAGCTTGGGACTTTTATATTAGTACCATGCTCTTTATTAAACTCGTTAATTGTATCATTTAATGTAGCAACGGTAAAATCTCTGTCTAAGAACATTTGGATAGGCTCATTAACACCTGATTCATTGTAAGCATTAAAGAACTCAAAAGCTGTTCTCATAGCTGCATTACGCTCACCACCCTGTTTGAAGTTGGTAGGCATTTTGCCTGTATCCATAAATTGCCGGAAAACATCGACTGCATACTCAAAGTTCATTTCGACAGCTTGACCGTTTGATGTAACAGCCAAAGCAAAATCAAATGCTGCTTCTGCGTCAGGCGATTGAGTTATTCTAGGCTCAATTAATGACAAGACTCGTTTTGCTGCTTTAATTTTCCTGTCATACCATCCAATAGCGTTGCCATCTTTGCTTAAGTTGTTGACAGCCTCTCTTGCCATTGCATCAGAGATGACTTCGACGTTTTCATCATTATACTCAAAAGGCTCTTCACGCCCGGTAATAAGTTTCCATCTATCGTTAAGTAAGTTTGCTGCGTCGACTAACTTTCGTTTATCTTCTGGAACAAAAGTACCATCTCGCATTGCTATGACTTCTTCGTTTGTTGGAAGTATGTCTTCATTTGTTATCGATTGTTCTAATGCCGGGACTTCTGGTAATCTGGATTCAAATGTCTCTGTGTCTATGTTAGGAGCTTCCATAGTCTCATTGACTGGCTGATCCATTTGAGGAGCAGTATTCTGTTGATTAGCTATGCGATCCACATACGGCTTGATGTACATACCGACAGCTTGAGCATTCACATCGTTTGCCAGGAGTTTATCGTGGATCTGCTGGGATGTTGTCATTGGGTCGGAACCTAAGTTTCTAGACATTGTGTCTAAGGCAGTTAGGATTTGACCTTTGTCTTGTAGGGATAGAGATGTGTCTTTGTTTGCTCGCTGCTGTAGATCGCCGACAAACATCTTATTGTCTTCGATGCCTCGTAAGTAGCCTGGAGATGTGTTTGTGGTTACGCCTCCAGCCTGAAAACCTCCTCCGATTTCAGTTTGGACGTTTGGTTCAGATTGGCTGTTTGTTTGAACAACAGCTCTCACTGTGGTCAATAGTTCTGGGAAATCCCCTTCTACATTTTTACCCAATGGGATATTTTTGATGTAACTGTCAGCAGCTTCTCTCAACTCTGGGTTCATTAGAACAGCATCATTAATTAAAGTGATGATTTCTTCGTCTAGTTCCCTTGTGTCTCGGTTATCAACTCTCTTCTTAGTTGCATCGTCCACATAACCAGCAGCCATCCACATAGCTCCTCTTGGAGATGGCCTCTCACCTTCCCAATAAGGTTGGACACCATTTTCGTAGCCTTGCTTGCGAACAGCTGTAGTTTTCTTATCTGCCTCTTCTTCTCGTACTTTTTCTTGCTCAGCAATTGTTAAACCGCCTGTTGGTGGCTTAAAGCCCGGTAATTGCTTGTTATCTCTTATGTACTTAGCAACTCTTGATCTACGACCAGAAAGCATATCAAGAAATCTACCACCGCCACCGATTGCGAGCTGGCCTCCTACTGCGAGTGCGCCTGGCGCACCACCACCAGCTAAAGAAAAAGTACCTACACCAAGAGCAACACCAGCTGCTTTGTTTAGAGTATTACTGGCTGCGTAACTAGGCTGGTTACTGAATGGGAGGAATACATCTGTAAAACTACTAATTCCACCTTTGTAACCGGAGTTATGGAGAGCTGTTAATTGGTTTGTCTCACGCATTAAGTTAATTAACTGCTGGCCTTTAGTTGTGTGGCCTACAAGTTTTTCTAAAGCTGTTAACTCAGCTTGCGTGACACTACCTTTTGTTTTTGTCTTTGCATCACGATAGGCAATATGAGACAAAAGAGCGTCAACTCTTGCCTCTTGTTCAGCTTGGTTGGAACCTGATGGAATTTTAAGTTCGCTTTTAAGCTCTTTCCATAAAATCTTCATCTCTTCTGATATTGTAGAATGAGCTTTTGCGACTAGTTTTACTGCACCAAAGTCAGCACCTGGTTTTATATTCTTTACACGCCACTTAGGATCTTCAGTAATTAATTTACCAAGTCTACCAGCAAAGGCACCAGCAGCTCTTAAATCCTCTTCAGTCATGTCAGCTGGACGTGTGAAGCCATTACCGACCCACTTAGCTGCACCTACTGCTTTTTGACCTGATTGGACAGTAGTTTGTATACCGCCACCCATTGTACCGCCAAGAACGGCACTATCAACTAACCTATCAATTACTTCTTGCTTATCGTAAGAGTTACCTTGAAGATAAGTGTTAAGCATGACGTTGGCATCTTGAGTGCCCTCAGTAATACCTTCTCTTCCCATCGCCCTCAAAATTGCTTTTACCGCTGCAAACTTCTTTGCTTTAGTCAAAACTTTTATTACTTGATCGGCTGTCATTTTTCTAAGTTTATTAGTTGGTATTACACCCCTCGCGCCAAATCTGTCTAATAGTGTATTTAGAAGTCCAAAAGATAAGTCACTTAAAGGATTGCCTCCATCAGGAAGCTTTTCTTTTGCTTCCTCTGCGACTTCACCAATATTCATTAAACCAGTCATCCCAAAAGTCGATGCACCCAGTAGATATGATAATGGTACTGAAATAGGGTATGTAAGTGCAGCTGCACCATAACCACCTAGAGCAGCAAGACCGGAAGCTGCATTCTCAGCAGAACGTCTACCAGCCCAGTTAAATGCATCGTTCCAATGAATATCATCAGTTGTAAGCTCAGACATTGGCTTGTCTCCACCAAACAATGCCTGTCTAAAGTTTTCATTTATTGGTGAAACATAGTTTCTATCGGCTATCTGTTTCTCGTTACGAGCTATCTGAGCCTGACCAATATCTATTAATTTGTCGCCGACTTCTAAGTTTTGCCCACCCACTCTGTTGAAAAGATATGGACTGACATAATTTATACTTTTTCCTAAAGTCTCTGTACCAGATCCAATCATCTTTTGTAGCACATCTACTGAATTAATGACTGCATCTACTTTAGACGATGTAGGAGCGACAACTTGATTACTAGGTAGAGTTGAGGTCGGAACCATGTCTACTTCTGTAAATGCTTTAGCTACGCTGTCCCATTCGGGGGTACCTTTGAGATGGGCATTATCTGTCAGCCACTTAGCAAAGTTTTCTTTGTCTGACATTAACCACCTATAATCTTACGAGCGTTTAAGACATTCTCTGACTCTCCAGATCCTTGGTAGGTTCCAGCTGCATTATCTGTTGAGGTATCCATGGTGTATGGGTGATTACCTGGACCGTGTACAACATTGTTATATTCTACTCTAAGCCTTCTAAGGTTGTACAATAATTGTTCTGAAGTCATTGACTGGTCTAATGAACCGAACACAGATTGTAGAGATTTTAATTCTTGGTTTGACACCTGACCTAAAGCACCACCAGTTGGGGATGCCTCTCTCATTGCCTGTAGCTTATCAAAACCAATGTTAGCTTCAATCGTCTGCAACATATTAGCTAAGGCATTTGCATCACTCTCTGGAATGTATTTAAATATCGACCCCATACCAGTTGCGCCAATCCACCCTTTATCACTTTCGCCAATAAAATCTATAGCTCTGAAAATCTCGTCATTTACAACTCTACCGGCGTAGGGATCTTTTACCCCGGCTTCACCTAACCCAAGCTTTTTAAATGCATTTGCTTCATTTATATATTTAGAGACATCGCCAGCTCGATTGTAATCTTGAATTGCACCATACTGAGCTAAACCATCTGAGTAAGCCTGTAAGCCACCTTGCTGTGCGCCTCCCATAACTGCACCACCAGTTCTCATAAGCATCTCATTGACGCCTATCTTGTGATCTGGATAAGCGAGCATTGAGTTCCTGGCGTTACCGGTGTTCGCTGTACTTGCTTTTTCAACTACCGGTGAAACACCAGTAGGTCTTTTCACAATTTGATCCTCTCCAGCTTGTCCATATTGCATCATATAATTAGGATTGTTTCCTCGAATTAAACTTGCATCAAGCTGTGCAGCAGCTTGCATTTCTGGACTTAATACACCGCCATTATATTGAGGAACCATAGGAGCCATGAAAGGTTGATTTAATATAGCCATCTTAATTACACTCCATATCCGAACATATTTTGATTACTGTAGGGTTTAGTCATCCAAGGTTGGTTCTGCATCCAATTACCGAACTTACCGCCAGCTCCCCAGCCAGCCATTGCACCGCCTACGCCAGCAGCAAATGGATC